TCTTGATAAATCACCGTACATCACAGGAACACTTTGCTGTGTTCCATCGCCAGCCTCATACTTAAAGCCTATGAAGATTCTCATAAACTGCGTTACGTATCTTCTAATCTGTCCGTCGTAGAAAAAATCCATTATTTGTTAAATCCGTGTTTGAATGCTTTTTCATCGCCCTTGGCTGCTGCTGCCCTGCGATTCTTAATTTTTAGTGCAATAGGTTCTTCTTCCTTTTCAGGCGGACGTTTCTTAACGGTATATTTCTTTCCGCTTGTTCTTGCAAATCCTAAAATTTCATTTATTCTCATTAATTATCTGCCTTTGGTCTAAGAGCCTTGGATAAACTCTGTTTTTCAGAAACCTGATTTCCGTTAATATTATTAACTCTTGGATTGTTAATGAACGAGGATTTTTGATTCTGTCTTTCATCCTTGCCAGCAAAGTCTGCACCCGCAGCAACATCACTGCCACCCAAGTTACTCATAGTCATTCTCACATTATCCTCCTGTTTCACCCATCTTGATCCATCAAATCTAAACAAGCGAGTTGGTTTGTAATCTGTTCTTAGATGGAATTGTCCTTTGACAGGATTTATTGGAAATGCTATACCCTGTGTAAATGGAGCACCATTCGGAGGAACACCGTCGCCTGTTAAGTAACCCTTATAAGCAGTTCCGTCTGCACTCTGATAAACGGTATCAGCAGTAGGTGCCATATACACTTGCTCACCATTTTCATCGTATATTGGATTACCATTTTCATCAGTTGATGGTATTAATAAATCGTCACTGTCAGCAGTTACAAGTTCTGCCTGACCATTATCATCTCTCTGTAGAGTATAATATTTTGTAGTATCATAACCACTCTTAGGAGCATCTGCCTCTGCTTGATCAAGAACTGCCTGCGTAATTTGCATTTCTTTTTCGTAGGTAGACATAATGTCTTTGAGTGTATCTGCATTTTTATAGAATTCACTATTAGGAGGAGCAATACCAGTTACTTCTGCCAGAACAGTATATTTGTCACCATTAGGACCAGTTACAGTATCTCCAGGATAATATGTAGATTCGGCATTCCATGTTCCCTTGAAACTGTCTGTATCTGCAATTTGATCCAGAATGTCCTTGAACTCCTGAGAGTCTACTAATGGTTTACATTTTGCTCTATATAAATGTGGATACCAAGTGTTTGAGAAACCTTCCGAAGCACGATTTACATCTTCGATAACGTAGAATCTTTTTAGTGCATAATTTAAATCATTTAGAGCATGTTCGTCAGTAAGATGTGGTAATTCAATAACATCACCTGATATTATTTTTCTACCAAGTTTTTCCACAGTATCATTGATATGGAAAGTTATGAATATTGTATCATTCTGTAAAAATAGTCCAAACTGGCTAAGATTAAAGTCAATGTCCTGAACATTATAAACGCCTCTAAGCACATAAACATCCGGATCATATTTTCTATCCCTATTTTCAAGGAACAACATATCCTGAATATTTGTTTCACTCTGTGTGCCATACGCTGGCGTTGATGGTGTATTTTCTCTGGATGAACCAGGTCCTATGTACTTGTGTACGAGTACATCAGTACCGCCCACTTGGAACATCTCCAGTGCGGTTCTGTCTTGGAATTTGTAATCATTGCCCTTTTCTGGACGATATAAACTGAGTCTTGGCATAACATTACTATTTACCGTTTTCCGCACAAGGCATAAATAGTTATATGAGCCAAATTGACACAGCAAAACAAGAAGTATACGACTACTGTAGAACATTCCTCGGCGATGGCATGATCGACGTAGAGCTTGATCCAGAGCACTACGAAACAGCACTTAAAAGAGCCCTTGGTGTTTTCCGACAGAGATCGGATAATGCTGTGGAGGAAAGTTACATATTTTTAACCCTGGAAGAGGATAAAAATGAGTATATTCTTCCGAATGAGATACAGCAGGTCAGACAGATCTATAGAAGATCAGTAGGATCACGCACCGGTGGTGGCGGTGGCGGAACAGTTTTTGAACCATTCAATCTTGCTTACACAAATACCTATCTATTAAGTTCAACCAACATGGGCGGACTTGCAACTTACGAATTGTTTGCACAGTATCAAGAATTGATAGGAAAGATGTTTGGATCATTTATTAATTTTACGTGGCATCCCCAGAGTAAAAAATTAGTAATAATGCAAAGACCAAGAGGCAGCGAACAGGTATTACTTTGGTGTTACAATGAAAAACCAGACTTTGTTATCATCAATGATGTTTATGCAGGGCAATGGATTAAGGATTATACACTGGCAAACTGCAAGGTTATGCTTGGTCAGGCAAGAGAAAAATTTGCATCTATCGCAGGACCACAGGGCGGTACAGCATTGAATGGTGCCAGCATCAAACAGGAAGGTTTCTCTGACATAGAAAGATTAACAGCAGAATTGGTTACACAGGTACCAGGCGGTCAAGGCTACAGTTGGATTATCGGATAATGAAAGCATCAGAATTTATTTTTAATGAACACGAAGAAATGTATACCGAAGTAGCCAAGATGGTTTGGGGTAGAACCGGTGGAACAGCCAAGGGCGGGAAAACCAAATTACGATTTCGTTGTTCATCAGGACCAAGAGCAGGAAGACAGGTGAGCCATCCTTCAAAATGTGTTCAGCAATATGATGTTGCCAGGGCTCAAAAAATGAAAACAACCCGCGCAAGAACCAAATTTCAACAGGCACGCCGACAACAGCGTACCAAATCAATCAACACTGCGAGTGTTTTGGCAAGAAAACTTAACACTGGCAAGCCAGGTCAACCAAGACCATACATTTAATACTTGACATATAAAATAAAGACGCTATAATATTATAATACTTAGGAGATATTATGATTATAGGCGTATGTGGTTTTATCGGCAGTGGCAAGGATACCGTTGCTGATTATCTTGTTAATTTTCACGAATACCGTAGAGAAAGTTTTGCGGATTCACTCAAGGATTCTGTTGCGGCAGTTTTTGGCTGGGATAGGACTCTCCTTGAAGGTAGAACAAAAGAAGCAAGAGAATGGCGCGAACAGATAGATCCTTGGTGGGCCAAAAGATTAGCAATGCCAACACTTACTCCAAGATGGGTGTTACAATATTGGGGTACCGAAGTGTGCCGTAAAACATTCCACGATGACATTTGGATAGCCAGTTTAGAAAACAAACTAAGGCAAAGCAAGGACAACATTGTCGTGAGTGATGTGCGTTTTCCGAATGAAGTCACAGCAATAAAAAACCTGGGCGGAATGGTACTCTGGATCAAGAGAGGAAAACTTCCTGATTGGGTAGAAACAGCAAAATTAGCAATGGACGGAGACAACAGTTCAATTAACAAGATGCAGGAACTAAAGATTCATAGTTCGGAGTGGGCGTGGATCAACACCAATTTTGATGCTGAAATTACCAATGACGGAACCATACAGAACCTCTATGACGGAGTGCAACAAGTTCTAAGCACTAACGATCAGCAACAAGATCTCCCTGTTTCCAAGTAGTTCCTTCCTTGCTTAATAGTATAGTACAGTTGGAACAAACTGTTTTTAGATTACGCAGGGCACAGTTATCAAGGTTTCCATCCACATGAAATACCCTAAAAACTTCTCGATGTGCTGACTTGAATCCACATTTATCGCACTGCTTTTTCATGCGATAACCAGCCCTATACCAACGAGGAATACCATGATACTCACCGTGTGCAGAGCAGGCTTCACACAGGCTCCTGTAATAGGTCTTGCCATTCTTTCTATAATTAACTGCACGCGGTCTTAAACCGCATTTACACAACGGTCTCATGCTTGTATTTACACCTTTTCAATCCCTTTATTTTTGGGTTCTAAAGAAGCAATTTTTTTCAAGATATGGTAAATACAAGTGCAATACATTATAATAATGAATTGATTTATATTACCAGGAGAGAACGTAAATGGCACTACAATCACCCGGCGTTGAAGTTACGGTAATCGATGAGAGTTTTTATACCCCTGCGGAACCAGGGACAACACCACTTATCGTCATAGCAACAGCCCAAGACAAAACGAATGCTGCCGGCACAGGAGTTGCTGAGGCGACGACTAAAGCAAATGCTGGAACAGCATATAAAATTACATCACAAAAAGAATTAGTAGATCTTTTTGGAGTACCAAACTTCGAAAAGACAGCGAGCAATACACCTATTCATGGTAGCGAATTAAATGAATATGGTCTATTAGCAGCGTACAGTTTATTAGGCGTATCTAACGCTGCTTTCGTTGTTAGAGCAGATGTTGATATGGGACAACTTGAAGGTTCATCAACTGCTCCGGGAGCGAATCCAGATGATGGTACTTGGTACATCAATACGCAGACCTCCGCTTGGGGTATCCAAGAATGGAACAGTGCCGATATTTCAACAACAGGCGGTCAAAAGTTTGCTACCAAAACACCTATAGTTTTAACAAATGACAACTCGTCAAGCATTTCGAACAACGCTCCAAAAACTTCCGTTGGCTCGATCGGTGACTATGCTGTTGTTTTTGAAACAGTAGGAACTGGTGCAGGTTTCAGTGCTAACAAGGAATATGCAAGACTTTATTACAAGACTGCTGGAAACACACAAGCAGGTGTTGCAGCGGGTGCTTGGGTATTGGTAGGCTCACAGGATTGGAGAGCAAGTATTCCAACTGTTATTGGAACTCAAACTGTTTCGTCAGCACTTGGTGCAGCAGACGCAGGTACACTTACAATTAACGGAACAAGCATCACAGTAAACGATGGTGACACACTTAATGATGTTGTTACAGCAATCAACGGTGCTTCAATCACTGGAGTAACTGCAAGAAACGTGAGTAACACACTGAGACTTTACAGTGATGGTACAGCGGCTTCTGGTGCTAACACAATTACATGTTCAGGAACAGCAGCAACTCTTACAGCACTTGGCTTAGGAACTGTTGCATACAGAGGACCTGAATTACAACAAACTCCACACACATCAGTTCCACAATGGAAGGGAACTCCAGGAACAGATGCAGGTGCAAGACCAACTACTTCAGTTTGGATCAAGACTACAGAGCCAAACGGTGGTGCAAGAATTAGAGCATCTAAGTGGCAGTCAAGCACAGAGACTTGGGTAGATCAAACAACTTACATCTACTCAGACAACCATTCAGCATTATACTATCTTGATAGAGCGGGTGGCGGTGCAAATCTTCCTGTGGATACATTATACATTCAAACCAATGCTACTGAAAATGGTGGTTATGATGCATCTCCAGCAACAGCAGAATTTAGATTCTGGAGAAGAGCAAATTCAGGAGCAACCACAATTACTTCTGATGCTGTAACTGCTTCAACATTTACAACAGGTGGTAATCAGTTTGCAATTGCTGAATCTATCAAAGGACAGTTAGCATTAGACAGTGAAGTTGAAATTAATTTCACAGCAACTGGTGCAACAACAGACGCTGATGCGTTTGCTGCTGCGGTTAATGCTGCTGGATTTACGAATATTGTTGCATCGGTTGATTCCGACAATAAAATTTCTATTTCGCATAAACTTGGCGGAGACTTTAGATTAAGAGACGTTGGCCTTGATGCTGTATCCGCAGCATTTACACCTTATAACATTGATACAGGTGTTGGAACTGCTAACTTCTATGATCTACCATCAGGTGCAGAAGATTCATCAGGTCAAACAAAATATGTTGCTTCTAACTGGAAGCCATTGGCTGCTGAAGATTTTTATGCAAGTAACGATAACCCACAAAACGAGCCACAAGATGGACAATTATGGTACAACCCAGAATTTTCTGAAGTTGACATAATGGTACACGATGGCAGCAAGTGGGATGGATACTTAAATGTATATCCAAATGCAGATCCAGAAGGTCCTATAGTAAGTGCTACAGAGCCAGAAGAACAATCAGATGGCACAGCACTTGTAACAGGCGACCTTTGGATTTCAACTGCGGATCTTGAAAACTTCCCAACAATTTACAAGTATGACAATGACTTGCAACAGTGGGTACAAGTTGATAAGACAGACCAAACAACTGAAGACGGTGTGTTATTCGCAGATGCACGTTGGAGAGATGAGAGCGGTAACAGTTCAACTCCAGAAGGAGCAGGAACTGCTGATACTATTAAATCGTTACTAACAAGCGATTTCGTAGATACAGATGCTCCAGATCCAGCATTATATCCACAAGGAATGTTGTTATGGAATCTACGTAGAAGTGGCGGTAACGTTAAGCGTTATGCTAATAACTATGTTGACACAACAGCAGATAACGTTCGTTACGGTGATACTTCAATGGCTAATTATGCTACTGACCGTTGGGTTACTGAATCAGGAAACCAAGAAGACGGTTCAGGTTCTTTCGGAAGAAAAGCACAGCGTATGGTTATTGTACAGAGACTGAAGAGCGTGGTTGATACAAATGATCAAGTACGTGACGAAGAAAGACGTAACTTTAACTTAATTGCATGTCCTGGTTATCCAGAACTAATGAGCAATCTTGTTAATCTAAACATCGACAGAGGTTTAACAGCATTTGTTATTGGTGATACTCCACTTAGATTGGCTGCTGACGCAACCACATTAACTAACTGGGGATCAAATGCTAACCTTGTTACTGACAACGGAGATGAAGGATTAGTAACTTACGATGAGTATTTGGGTGCTTTTTATCCAAATGGATTTACTACTGACCTAAGTGGTTCGAATGCAGTTGTTCCAAGTTCACACATGATGCTAAGAACTATTGCACTAAGCGACCAAGTATCGTTTCCATGGTTTGCACCAGCAGGTACAAGACGTGGTGGTATCACAAACGCAACAGCAGTTGGATACATCGATTCTGAAAGCGGTGAGTTCCAAACAGTTGCCCTTAACGAAGGTCAAAGAGACACGTTGTACGGCCTAAGCATTAATCCAATTACATTCTTTAATGGAGTTGGACTTGTTAACTATGGTCAAAAAACAAGAGCAAGAAATGCATCCGCTCTTGATAGAATCAACGTAGCACGTTTGGTTGTATACTTACGCAGTCAGTTGAACAAGTTGGCTCGTCCGTATATCTTTGAACCAAATGATAAAATCACAAGGGATGAGATCAAACAATCAGTGGAATCATTACTGCTTGAATTGGTTGGTTTACGTGCCCTTTACGATTTCGCGGTAGTTTGTGATGAAACAAACAATACGCCGGCAAGAATCGATCGTAATGAACTTTATGTTGATATTGCGATTGAACCAACTAAGGCTATTGAGTTCATTTACATACCATTGCGTGTCAAGAACACAGGGGAGATATAAGACATGCCTATAACATCATTAAATAATTTCGGAGTACCGACAGACGCAGGCAACCAAGTGCTCTTGATGCCTAAGTTAAAGTATCGCTTCCGCGTTACATTACTTGGATTTGGAGTAAATGCTGCGACTGAATTAACAAAACAAGTTGTTGACGTTTCAAGACCAAAAGTTGGTTTTGAAGAAATGACACTTGACGTGTACAACTCAAAGGTATACCTTGCAGGTAAGTACACGTTTGAAACAGTTGTTCTTAACTTGCGTGACGATGCAACTGGTCAGGTTCAAAAACTTGTTGGTCAACAGGTTCAGAAACAGTTCGACTTTGTTGAACAGGCTTCTGCAAGATCTGGTATTGACTATAAGTTTACTACTAAGATTGAAGTATTAGACGGTGGTAACGGTAACAATCCATCGGGCGTTAATGTACTTGAAACTGCTAACCTATATGGCTGTTTCCTAAGTAACGTTGACTACGGCGATGCTAACTACGGCACAAACGAAGCAATGCAAGTTGCACTTACTATACGTTTCGACAACATGGTACAGTGGGGCGCAGGCGAGCAAGGTGTTGGTGTTGGTATTGGTGCAGCAGTGGAAAGAACGCTTGGCGAATCTACTACTGGTGCTTCAGCAGCCCAAGGCGCTTAAGAATAGTTTTTACTATTATACTAAAAAGCCCGGATTTTTTCCGGGCTTTTTTTATGGCTAAATAGTAGTATGGCAAACAAATTCACAAGATTCTTAACTGACGTATTCTCTGGATTAACTAATCCAAAAGGAATAGTTGCAAACTACCAACATGCAACACGCCTTTTCATAGAAGACTCTTTTCGTTTAGCCCCAAGAACAAAGTTTAATTATTATCTAAGAATAGAACTTGATCCTGCGGCATCCAAGGGTGCGAGTTTTAAGGGCAAACATGCCGAAGAAGTTGGCTTATTGGTAAAGACCGCCGAACTACCAAAATTTACGTTTGATAGCAAGACTCTTAATCAATACAATAGAAAAAAAATCATCTACAAGATGATTAATTATGAACCAGTAAATTTAACATTCCACGATGATAACCAGGGTGTTGTAAGTGCGTTGTGGGCATTATACTATGGATACTATATCAAGGACAGAAACTTACCTAACACTGCCTATGATAATACAGTTTATAAAAACACCGGAAAGGGTTCGAACTTCTTCAGATATGGTCTTGACAATAACATAACAGCACCTTTGTTAAAGTCGGTTACAATTTATACCATGGGGAGAAGAAGATTCATAGGTTATACTCTTGTTAATCCTAAGATAAAAAACTGGCAGCACGGAATGATGGATTATTCTGCATCCAGTGAACCAGCAGAATCATCAATGCAATTAGAATATGAAGCAGTAATTTATTCAAGCGGAACTGTGCGTGAAGGTTCGCCAAAGGGTTTTGCAACACTGCACTATGACAATACTCCATCGCCAATCAGCGTTGCAGGCGGTGGTGTGAGTAACCTAATTGGAGAGGGAGGAGTTCTGGATGGCCTTGAACAGGTGTTTGGTTCCTTGGGTGATGGAACGGCATTTGATTCACCACAGAACTTTCTTGGAACTGCTATAGGTGCTATTAATACCTACAAGAATGCAAAAAATCTTTCTTCGTCTTCGTTAAAAGCAGAAGCAATTAACATTCTAACTAATCCTATTGGAGTGCAAAAAGTTGTAAATACTGTTAGTGGTGCTGCAAATAAAGTCTTTAATAAAAATGATTCCGGAGCAACAACCACAGAAGCAAAAAGCAAATCAGTAATTAATAACGGGCCAAGATAATGTCAACTAATCTTCCAGCAAAGAATCTAAATGACAGTGCAGCGAAAACAAGGTTGTACTTTGACAATTATGGAAAGAAACCTTACGAGTTCAGAGCAGTTGATGTTGATGCAACAATTGCTTTCTTTACCAAGAGAGGATTTTCTGATGAAGCAGCAGTTACTTCTTCGAATGTTTTATTAAGGCAGGCTAAACTTGAAAATGTAAGCATTAACACAATCCTTGATCAATTAAAATCATTTGAACAAACAGAGATGAGCCAACTTGTTGCAGAAATTTTAAACAATAATAGACCAGCAACATCGACACTTGGTTTCAGACAAACTATAGAATCTGTTAGCAAACAAAGAAACGTGGTACCTTAAAATGCCTAAATTTGCCCAGGGAAAATTTGACATGAAAAATCCCGGCAAGTATGTAGGAAAGAAAAGTCCTCTTGCCAGAAGTAGTTGGGAATTTGTATTCATGAAGATGTTGGATGAACATCCGGGTGTGCAAAATTGGGCCAGTGAATCAGTACAAATACCTTACAGAAATCCACTCACAGGAAAATATACAATTTACGTTCCAGATTTTTTCATAGTCTATAGAGATAAAAATGGAAGCCAGCATGCGGAAGTTGTTGAAGTAAAGCCTTCTAACCAAACTCTAAGAGAAAAAATAGGAAAGAGCAGATATAATCAAGAACAATACATAATGAACCTTGCTAAGTGGGAAGCAGCGAACGCTTGGTGTAAGCAACAAAAAATTAGATTCAGAGTAATTAACGAAGACGATATTTTCCATCAAGGTAATAAAAGAAAATAATCATGGGATTGCACGTAACACATCCTAAAAAACTGACCTTTATTCATGTTCCAAAAAATGCAGGAACATCAATTTATAGATGGTTCATGTCAGAAGATAATAATTTTTCTTATCAGTCAATTAAACCCAAGCACGGATCATATCAAGAAATAACAGACAAGATAGAAGATCCAGGATATGTATTTTGTGTTGTAAGGAATCCTTGGGATAGAATGGTTAGTTATTATCATTACATACGCGAACAATCAGAAATTAGAATACAAATGATTAAAGATGGAAAAGCATCAAGACCCGGAAAAGGAAAATGGACTCTTGAATGGAATTTAGAAAGACAGAAGAGAACAGCGATGCCCTTTGCTGATTGGATTAATAATCAAGACACCTGGGGAGATACTATTGCTGGAACAATAATATTTAGGAATCAAATTTCTTTTGTACAAAAATGTCCTAATATTTTTAAGTTTGAAAACTTAGAAAGTGAATTTAAGGTTGTACAAGATTTAGTAAATTTGCATATTCCTCTTGGAAGAAAAAATTCATCAAATCATAAAACTTATAGAGAGTATTATGATCAAAAATCAAAAGACATAGTTGCACAACATTTTAAACAGGACATTGATGCTTACGGATATGAATTCTAATATTACTTTTTTGTCTCATCCTCACAGTGACATACATCTCTTTTCCTGTGATAGCAATTATTTTAGTAAATGGGGAAAGCATACATTATTAACTTCTATTAAATCCGGATTCGATGTTCATTTTCATATCATAAATCCTTCACAAGAAGATTTTTTATTCTATGAAAATATTAAAAATAATAATTTGGGTGTTACAATGTCATATGAAAAAATAAACTTGGATCAGTGGCATTCATTAAAACAGCGTTCATATCTTTTTTGCTCGAGATATTTTATTGCAAGAAACATACTTAAGGATGATAACGTTGAATCAATATTGGTCACTGATGCTGATTTAATTTTTAAGAAAAAATTTTTTCTGGAGGATGTTGATTTAGGAATATTATATAAGCCAACACAACCAACTCTTTGGTCACGAGGAGGTGGAAATCTTTTTTTTATTAGAAAGAATATGAAAAATTTTCTCGATGATTTTTACGAAGAATTCTTATCAAGATTTCAACAGAATCTTGATTATGATAAATTAGAAAAAGAATCTAAATTAGTAAGAGCAGAAAAAATAGGTCTTGATCAAGTATGCTTGGCTTATCTAATAGAAAACAAGGATTACCATTTTATTAATTTAAATGATTATAATCTAAAAAGTAAAGATTTTAACGATGATACTCCAATATGGTCATTAACGGGTGGTGGCAAGAAGAATCCAAACTTTGATAAAATTTTAGAGACTCATTTTTATACTGCTAAATAATATACTATGACAAAGAAGCTCGAAGAATTATTTAATCTTGAAGAACAGAACAATGATGCTGTGCAATCTTCTACAGATTCTAATAATGAAAAACCTGAAGTAACCGAAACTACGGTAGTCGAAGAACCCACTGATCAGGAAAAGAAACAGCAAATACGCAACCTTAATGATAGTCTTAAAGCAGTCCAAAATATAACCAGCGATCTACCACAGATTACTGAATTGGACAGAATGGAAGAAAAGGATCTCGATCACTTGGCTGACAAGGCTGAAAAAGCCTATGACGATTTGATGGATTTGGGCATGAATGTTGAAGTCCGCTACAGTGGTAGAATATTTGAAGTAGCCAGCAGCATGCTGAAAAATGCTATAGATGCTAAGACAGCAAAGGTTGATAAGAAGCTCAAAGCAGTTGATTTACAACTGAAAAAGCTCAAGATTGATAGAGATTCTCCGGAAGATCCTAATGATGTGCTTGAGGGAAAGGGCTATGTAATGCTTGATCGCAATGAATTAATGAAGAAATTGGGCGGAAAGGAATAAATATACATATGAAGACGTTTAAAGAATACTTATCAGAGAGTAAAAAAGTATACAGTTTTAAGGTGAAAGTTGCTGGCGAACTACCAGAAAACTTTGATGCTACCTTGAAGGCAAGATTGGCTTCAAGAAGCATTGTACAGTTTGAAAATGTTAAGACAACTCCGGTGCAGGAACTTCCAATTGATTTTCCTGAACTCAAG